GAATACCGCGCCCAGTGTGCGGAAGTGAAAAAGCTGACCGGTCAGAATGCGGCTCTGAAAAAGAGTACGCAGAATGCGGCGGATGCTGTGTCTCAGGCAAACATCAACCTCAATGGAGCACGTGCAGCTGTCAAGGTCACCGAATCCGAGATCAGCAAGTGCAACCGTTCTCTGGCGCTGGCTCAGACCAACTGGGATGCCGCCGGTAAGTCCATTGAACAAAGCAGGACGGCTATCACCACCTTCGGCAAGCAGATCAGCCTTGCAGAGAGCAAGTTCAAGCTGGCAGCTGTCGGTATCAAGGACATGGACACCAGCGTTGGCGGACTTACTGCAAAGCTGACCATGCTCCGTGAAAAGCTCACCCTTCAGGAAAACACAGTCACCGAGTATGAGAATGCTCTGCGCGGCGCAAAGGAACAGCTAAAAGCAGCACAGGATGCACACGATCCTGAGAAGATCCAGCAGGCATCCGATGCCGTCATTGATGCTGAAACCGCACTCAACAAAGCAAAGACTGCTCTTGCCGAGGTGCGGCAGGAAATCGAACAAACCAATAAAGACATTCGAACCGCACAGTCCGCTTGGACGGAAGCCGGACAGAGTCTGGACGCCTTCTCCAAATACTGTGATAAGGTAAGGAAGGTCACCGGAGCCGTTGGACGCACTCTGACCACCGTAATGACCACGCCGATTCTGGCGCTGAGTTCTGCGGCGATCAAGGCGTCCATTTCTTATGAGTCGGCATTCACTTCCGTCCGCAAGACGGTCAATGCTACCGAGGAAGAGTTCGCCGCCCTGTCCGATGAGATCAAAGGTATGTCGACCGAGATCGCCACTTCTGCGGACGATATCGCAGAAGTCGTTGCTATCGCCGGTCAGCTGGGTATCGGTACGGATTATCTGACTGAGTTCGCCAGAACGATGATCGACCTGGGCAACTCCACCGACATTGTTGCTTCCGAGGCGGCGACCACGCTGGCGAAGTTTGCAAACATCACCGGCATGGATCAGAGTCTGTTCGGGAACCTCGGCTCTACGCTGGTTCAGCTGGGCAACAACTTCGCCACGACTGAATCCTCTATCATGCTGATGGCCATGCGTCTGGCCGCAGCCGGTACCCAGGTAGGCCTGACCGAATCCCAGATTCTGGGCTTTGCCACAGCGTTGTCCTCTGTCGGCATCGAAGCTGAAATGGGCGGCTCTGCCTTCTCCAAGGCACTGGTCAAAATGGAGGTCGCCGCTGCGACAGGCGGTGAAGCTCTTGAGGACTTCGCCAAGGTATCGGGCATGACCGCCGATCAGTTCAAGGCGCTGTGGGATGCTGACCCTGCAGCCGCATTTCAGGCATTTATCGTTGGTCTTTCACAGATGGATGAGCAAGGCATGAGCGCTATTGCAACCCTTGAAGAGATCGGCATTTCCGAAATCCGCCTGCGTGACACTCTGCTCCGTGCGACCAACGCTACGGAGCTTTTTGCTGAAACGCAGATCATGGCAAACGCTGCCTGGGAAGATAACTCCGCACTGGTGGAGGAAGCCGGCAAGCGTTACCAGACCACTGCCAGCAAGCTGACGAACCTTAAGAACAAGGCTGTTCTTTTCGGTCAGCAGATCGGCGATGACCTCAATCCCACGATTCAGGAATTGATCGAGGGCGCTGACGATCTTCTGGACAGCTTCCTCGATATGGACGAAGCCCAGCGCCAGCAGATCATCAAGTGGGCAGCAATTGCCGCTGCCACAGGCCCCGCGCTTCTGGGCATCAGCAAGGTGTCCAAGGGAATCAGTGTATTTACCGGGGGCATCGGCAAGTTCGCCACTGCTGTCGGCAAAGCCGGAGGCGGCTTTAAGGGCTTTATGTCCGTTTTGGGCAAGTCTCCCTCTGTGTGGCTTGCAGTTGCCGCCGCTGTCGTGGTCGGCACGATTGCGCTGGCCGACTATGTCTCCGGCGCTAAGCAGGCCCGGGAAGCCCTCGAAGGCATGGCTGAAACAGCCGAGAACTGGAAGGATACTGCCGCCGAAACCTTCTACGGAAACAGCGAGGGTTTGTCCTTCTTCGGCATGAGCGAAAACGACTTCAACAACGAAGCACAGACTGCCGAGGAATGGCTCTCCGGCTTGCTCACGGTCTGGACAGACGGTCAGAAGGAAACGGATGAAATCGTCAGCGAATGGACGGAATCCTTCAAGACGCTGACTGCAAATACCCGCGATGCACTGACAGAACTGAAGGCAACTGCCGATGCCAACGGCTATACCGGTGTGTCTGCCCAGCTGCAGTCTGACATTGATCAGCTGGATGCCATCGATCAAGAAATCGAGCGACTTCTGAGAAAACGGCAGAACGGCTACTTCTCTGAGGGTGACCAGATCCGTCTGCAGGAACTGATCGATACCCGTGAGGCTATTGTGGTCAAGTACCACCTGACCCCGGCTGAGACGGATGGCTTTGATACCATCGCTCAGAAGGTGGAAGCCGAGGTTGCCCGCGCGCATGCCCGCGGTCAGAGTGACGCCGATGTTTCTGTGTATGAGAATGCTATGGTTGCCGCCGCTGAAGGCATGGCAGCCATCAATGCCCAGATCGATGCGCAGTATGACAAGGAGTACGCTCTGATCATGATGATCGAGGATGCTTCCGAACGTCAGGCTGCTCTGGATGAACTGAACCTCAAGTACAACGAAAACCGCCGCGCTGCGGCTCTGGAGTATGCGCAGACGATGGCTTCCATTGTGATGCCTGTCTGGCAGCAGGACGATATCCAGCAGGCGGCAGCAGACATTGACACCCTGAACCAGAAGCTGCGCGAATACAGCATGGCTTCCGAAACCGACAAGCCCGGTCTGCTGGCTGATCTCAACGAGATCACGGCAAATATGGACGAGGGTGCGCTGATTGAGTACATCGGACTGCTCACACAGATCCAGTCCCTTCTGGACAGCGGTCTGACGGAAACTGAAATTGAAGCCATGTTTCCTGAGATCGATGTGTCCGGGGCTATGGAGCAGCTGGCTTCCGTTCAGGATTATCTGGATACCCACCAGCTTGAACTCCCGGGTCTTGCCAGCATGTTCTCCGAGGCTATTCCCGAAGAGGCTTTGAAGATTGCAACCGACCTCGATATGACGGGTGCGCAGGCACGATGGGATGAGTTCGCTGCCAACCCCGGTGTGATCACCACCGATGCCGTCATTGCATCCTATCAGGAAAACGAGGAAACCCAGAAGATCCAGCCCACGGTTGAAGCCTTTGTTTCCGGCTACACGGAGATTCCCGAAGGCGCTGATGTTGCCCAGCTGACTCCGCAGGGCGTGATCGCCTATGTAGAGAAGTACGCTGAGGTCACCACAGGTGCGGATGTCTCCGGACTGACACCCGAAATTGCTGCCTGTTTCGTTGCGGGTTATCAGGAACTTGCGGAAGGCGCCGATGTGTCTCTCCTCAAGCCCAGCGATGTGGTGGCCTATGTTACCAATTACGCTGAGGAACAGGGCGTGGACATCTCCGGGCTTGCTCCCGAGGGTGTGACAGCCTTCGTCATGGCTTATCAGGAAATCGAAGGCGGTGCCCTGACCACCACGCTGAAGCCTTCTGATGTTGCCGCAATCGTTACCCAGTATCTGCTGGACGAGAATGTGGACCTGAGCAAGGTCACCGATGCCCAAGTGGATGCAATGGTTACTGCCTACGCTGAAGCCGCCAACTGCGACAAGACCGCACTGAAAGCTGAGGTTGTTGCACAGATCACCGAATATGTGCAGGCTGAAGGTCTGAATCCGCCGATTCTGACTACCAAGGTGCAGATCACCGGCTATGAGTTCCTGACCTATAAGGACTTTCAGGAAAACAGCGGGCTGAGTGTGGATGTGCCTGTCCGTCTGGGCGAAGTGGATGATGCCGAACTGACCGCTCTCTCTGCCAACGGCAAGATCAAATACTGGCAGGACGGCATTGAAATTCCAGTGACCGCTGTGCCAGAGGGCGCGATTACCGCAGATACCATCGCAACGATGGATGAGGATGGCACCATGCATATCCTGATCTCTCCGCAGGTCACGGGTACGCAGGAAGCTATTGATGCAATATCTCCGCTTGTGGATGAAGTGGATAAGCTGGGTGTAACCACCGCCGGTATGTGGGCTGGCATTATGCCTGCGACTACGATGGACATGATCGGTTCTGCGGTCAGCCGAATCAACTCCTACACCAAAACGCTGGACTACAACGGCTGGCAGAAGTTCTGGGCGGCTCTGCGCGGTGAAAGTACCAATCATGGCGTACTCGATCAGAGCATGCGATATGACTTCAACTCGCAGACTGTTGCAGAGCTTTCCGCCTATGTCGGCGAAATGGTCGCTGCGATCATGCAGGGCAAGCAGGTCTCTGAAGAGGACATTGCCAATCTGCAGGCTATTGTCACGTTCCTCAACGGACTGGACACGACTGAAACCGGCGCCCATATCCTTGAGGGTGTTGCCCAGGGCATGACAGAAGCTGGATGGGATACGGATGCTGAGACCGTTGCCGCCAATCTGGAGTCTGCGCTGAACATGGCCTTTGACATCAACTCGCCGTCTGAACGTGTGAAACCCGTAGGCGACAACGTGGCGGCTGGTGTCGGAGCCGGCATGAGCGCGCATGACTTCTCTACGGATGCAACAACGGTCGCAACTGCCATTGAGTCGGCAATCTCTACTGCATTCCCCGCAGCAATGCTGGCTTCCTATGGTACTGCCGGCATGCAGGGCATTGCTGATGCCATGACAGGCTACAGCATGTCTGCAACAGGCAGTACGGTTGGCTCCAACGTGAAGAGCGCCGTCAATGCCAGCCTGACCAGTACCACGCTCCGTTCTGCGGGCGTGAACGCGATGGCAGGTCTGAAGGCAGGCATCAATGCAGGCCGCTCCGGTGTGATCTCTGCCATGCGCTCTGCTGCCCGGGCCGCTGTCAGCGCAGCGAAATCCGAGCTCAAAATCAAATCGCCCTCTCGTGTTTTCGAGGATGAAGTCGGTGTCATGACCATGCGAGGCTTCGGACAGGGCGTACTGAAGGAAAGCAAGGAACAGGCGCGTGTCATCCGCAACGCTTCCCGGTATCTGACGGGCGAAGCAAAGAACAGCGCCATTGGCTACACCGCCAGCGACAACCGGCGCACCTACAACAACAGCGTGAACTCCACCATTCAGGTAGCACAGATGGTGATCCGCGACGAGCAGGACATCCGCTCTCTGGCTGTGGAGATCGCAACGCTGACCAGGCGACAGCAGCGCGGAAAGGGGCTGAGAATGGCATGAACGACTGGTTTGAATGGAACGGTGTGAAATGCACCGACTATGGAATCTATGTGACCGAACAGCCTCCGCCCACCATTCCGGAGGAACGAGTCACGTTCACCAATATCCCCGGACGGAGCGGTTCGCTGACCACTCTTGAAGGGGATTATG